ATCGCGGTCTACATGATGATCTCCACCGTGTCTACTCGCGTATCCAAGCCTGCTCAGCCCGTCTATGCCATTACCCGCTAAGTGGGTGGTGGAACGGGTGGGGCTTTAGAACCCCCTTTCATAAGAAACATCAATACAATACCGAAGAAGGCAATAATGCCTATGTAAATATAGACTTCCTGGTTGTACAGAATCTCGCTTCCCAGATTCTTTACTTTCTCTTTTTTCTTCTCCCTTTCCTTTTTCGCAAACTTATCCAATGGAACTTTGGTTAGACCCTCAAGCTTGTCTGTGGAACACTTAATCTCAAACTTTAGAACATGTTCGGTGTTACCAACTTCATATGTTGTGAGAACGCCGTTATTCATGTACAAAAATTCAATTCCTATATCTTTGATAACCTTCTGTGGTCCTGAGTGAAATCGGTGTACGAGGGGATCATCAGAACCGTTAAATGTTATACTGGTTGTACCATCGAGAAGGATATGACCAGTGTAATGTGGTGTACCCACATACACAGATTGATTGAGTTCATCTGAACCGGAAGACAGTCTCAAAATTAAGGAATTGGGTGAAGGTGATTGAGGTGTAGGAATGCGTGCAGACATAAGTCGTATCTCTTCGACGTGATATATGGGATTTTCTAACGCAATGACGTAGTTATTAGAGTTTGGGTATACACTCGAATCACGCTGACTACTATCTATGTTTAGGGTATGGACCTTCATTAAAATATAGGCACAATATTTTAATGAGTGTTTTCAACATTTTAAGTCAAATATCTAACGATAGAGGGCATGTGAAAGAGGGTTGTTTTGTAACTGCTTGGCGGCGAGGCCAAGATTCTTGGAGTTGGGATTTTCATTACCCTTGTAAGGGTTGAACTGATGGAACGTCTTGCTCTGGTACTGTTGGGTCCATCCACCATCAGCCGCATTCATACGTCCATCAATGCGCGAGGTGTCACTGCGAACCGCGGTAAGTTTACCACCTTGCTTGAGGGCACTCTCACGAACATTCATACGACCAGCGTTGCCCATCCTGTTTGGCTTGCCTCTACGATCTTCCGGGCGGAAACCATACTTGGCGAGTTCTTCATTCGTCTTAGCACTGACTCGGCTCGCAGCACCAGTGGCGTAAGCACCGTGGAAACTGTGAATACCTGGGGCTGGTTGGTTGTTGTACATGTACTGCTCATCGTTGCGATCAGCCTTGAACCTCGTGGGATCTTGGGCGAGCGTCTGAGCCGAAACCATACGCTTGGCACCATTGTATCCTAAGCCATCATTGCGCATACCAGTTTCGGAACGGTTGGTGGTTCTCTTAGTTCTCTCATGTTCATTACGAGGAACGACACCAGTCATGCCCTGAGCACGACCAGCCATAGTAGGTAACCTAGAGGGTAAGTAAGAGGTTGTCTCGGGTTTGTTATGAGTAAGTTGACCAACCTTCGCAGAGCGACCACCGGTAATATCCGCAGCTGGACCAGAACGTCCTGGTAAAGTTGTAAGACGGTACTCACCAACATTGATAGGATTGACCCTAAACATCTGTTGATACCCACCAACAGCCGGCACATTGGCGTCAACACCTAGACCGGGGCCGACCAGTTGCTTCTCTACTGGAGAAAGGTTATTCATGCGCCCCTGATCGAACATACGACCACGCATGTCAAGTAATTCTTGTCCACCACTTCGTTGCTGACGACCAATATCCGCGAAACTTGCCATCTCCTTCTTGGATGGGACATCTACTCGGGAAACAAAATCATTCTCTTTGAACGTAGGAGGAAGAGCGGGACCAGCCCCACTGTCATTTGCTAATGTGATATTTGCCTCTGGACTATAGTTTTCAGTCTTGGACTTACTTAAAGTCCTTCCAGCATAAACGAGACCAGCTACGGCTAAAACCGAAATAGGATCAGCCATTCTTATTTCTTACTGACATTTTTATTAACGTATCTTTTCTGGAAAAGACCATTTTGAAGATCGGCGCGGGTGCTGGCGGGTTCATATTTGATGGTGCGGAGAGGGACCTTGCATTCCATGTTGGACAGAGGGAAAAGATTGCGCTCATACGTCTGAACGATGTGCTTGTTGAAACGAGAAGTAGATTGAGGTCTAAGTTCGTCACTCGTATCGATGTATTTCGCTGGGGCACCCTTACCAGCCATATAAGGTGCGGTACCATACAACATAGTGTTGGGACGGGATCCGTAATTTAATTGACTGGGCTGAGGGTAAACGAAAACTTCATCGGTAGCTTTAACGGGTGGGACAGCACCCTTGTTCTCAATAATAGAAAGACCTGGTTGAAGCTGGTACGCCATTTATTATTACACAAGAATATTAATCTAACTATACGTTCCGCCACCGCCCCTCACACGACCACCACCTCTGAGACCTCTCACATCCCCATCAGAACCGATACCAGCGAAAGCTTCTAATTGAACACCCCTCGCATCGGGGTTGCAAAATTTGGAATCACTCTTACACATAGGAGCATTCTTGGGACCATACAACCACTCAGCAAACTTGGTCTGATCGCCTGGAATTTTTGACACTGGTGCGGTAACAAACTGACGCTCAAAAGCATTACGCTTGTACATGGGTAAAGTGGAACGAGAACGTCCAGAATCAAACGACACCTGGTCACCACTGAATTTTTTAATTAAAGGTTGGGCTGTGGCATAATAGCAGGCTTCCAGACGATTTGGGGCATCTGTGTAATCTGTCATGAGCACGTTACCGAGGGGATTCTCCTTGGTGGGCTTCTGACATACATCCGCTTTGTCTGTGGAACCATATGGCTCCTTGACAAGTTTCGCCTTGTACATCACGTAAATGATAGATAACATCGTTGCGCCTAGGACGAAAATCCTAGGATCCCGACGAATCACGAATAAAACACACATGGTGTAAATAATAAAACGTGACGCCGAATTGATCCTATCCTCTGGTGTTTGTTTGCTGTTAGGCCAGAACTCTAGAATTTTTTTATTACTGACAAGTTGTTGAGGATCTTCGAACCAAACTTTCATTTAATATAGATGAGGTTTATTTTTTGGGGAGACGGCGAGTACCATTCTTTTTAGGAGCACCCAAATCCATATCTCCCATACCGGACATCATACCAGACATAGAACCCATCATCTTCATGAGTGCATCCTGGTTAATGTCACCACCGTCACCTGAAGCCATCTTATCGGCCACATCCTTGGCCATAGCCTCAATAGCGGTGAGAGTGTCTTCGGGTACAGATTGGATGGTGGTTCCTAGAATATACAAAGTCTGAAGATACTGCCAAACGGCATCCTTGGTACCATCATTCATACGCTTCCATAGATTGATGATATCTATTTCATTCAAAAAGTCAATATCCTTGGAATGAATGAGAATGAAATCCTCATTCTTGGCAGATACGCTATCGGCGTGGGGTTTAACACTGTCCATAAACCCATTAACTAGGAGACGAGGACTTGTACTCTTAAGAAGGTCGAACGAGGTTAACATCTTCTTAATGCTTTTTTCATCTGGAAAAGTCTTGTGCAATTCCACAAGAAATTGCCCCATCATGTCATTAAACGCAGTGACGGACGCCATTTTCTTAATAGTACGGTGTAATCTTTAAGTTAGAAAGGATCGTTAGAAATAACCTCTTTTTGACCAAGACCATTCACCACAATTACGTATACGAGAATTGCTACGAGTACGGCTGGTTTGGTGTATTGATTCATTTCTAACTTACCTTCATTATTCAAATATGCTTTGAGGTGAATATAACCCGCCGTCGTAGCACCGGCAATTAGGCCCGCGTATACTGGGTCACGTAAATAGTCGGAGAGTTCCATTTAATTATAACCAACTTTTTTTGTACGGTAGTCTGGTGCGTCTCCAAATAATACATCATCTTCCTGCTGAGGTTGTGGCTGCGACTGTGGCTGTGATTCTGGTTCTTCCATTGGATCGGGTGATTGAACACCTGGTACAGTCTTGAATTCGTTATCAAACTCACCTGGCTCCTCCATTTCGGGATTCCCCACTGGCTGCATTTCCTGGAGTTCCTCTGGGGAGGGTTCCATACCACCTTCTGGTTCTGGTTCTGCTTCCCCGTCAAAGACGTCAGGATCCTCTGTATCTTGAACATCCCCATCTAGATCTATGTCTCTAGACTCTTGGGACATGTACGTCTGTAAAATCTGTTGAACTGGGATTAACTCCTTCACAGAGTTTTCAATAGCTATGCAGAAACGAGTAGTTAACTTCTCATCTCGGTGGTAGATGCTCTGATCTTCGTGGAAAACGTAGGGATCGCGGTAGAGATCTTTGGCGATGTTATTGTAGCAGGTTTGAATGAAAACCTCATTTGTTGGTAGCTTTAGGGAGATCTTCTTGTTGTCAGCCTTAAGGCGGACCGCAGAGAGAATCTTTGTACAGGCAACAAAGACAGCCGCTAAAAGATCGCTAAACCAAGCGCACCGGTTTGCGATGTTATCCGAGTGTTGTTTAGACATAGCGTTAGACCAGTTTGGAACCTCTTGGAGTAACTTCTGAAACATCATGAGATGCTTCTTTCCCTTGGAGAGAGTATGAGCCTCCGTATACATATCATTGAAAACGTCAATCATAGGTGGACACATAATAATGCACATTTGCCCGAGATATTCCTTCTTCGCCTCGACGAGCACATTCAAATTGTCCATTTATGATTAAGTAGGTTTAAAAATCAAATTTTACTACGCACTTCTCCTGTACTTGTTGGCCATCTTCTTCAGATTCATAAGATCTGGGAAGGTCACCTCTTCTTCATGTTCTTCACGCTCTTTCTTCCGCTTTGGTACTGACCAAGAGACATAAATGTCATATTCACTTATAAGTTGTACAGTGAAGCCACCAAGTTGAAATTGTCTAACAACATAGCGAGCGGCGGCTCCTCTGTCAAACACTGGATATCCTATTAAAATTACTGGAACAGTCAAGAATACCTGTTTATGACCAAGTTCTACACATTGTTTAATCTTCGATGAAAACTGTTCGTAAATTTTAGTATAGATCTCTTTTCGTATTTTTTTTCTCTTATCATCAATTTGTATTATGTCATTGATGTTGATCATTACAATTAGCTCAATTTATTTTTTATCAAATCTAACTCACCAACATTAGGGACTGCACTTTCCTTAACGAGCTTGTAATCGATAAACTCTTTACCCATAGAACCCTTGGTGTACACCTTTACCTTGTCAGGTGCCTGATCACTGAGGGGTTGAGAACGAAGAGAAATCAACTTAAGTTTTCCGTTGCTGATGCTAAAGGTTGATATGACAGCGAAACCAAAGGAGAAACCATCGTTGCGAACCACCATGAAAGTGGCTTCATAGAGTTGATCAGTCGTACCCTCATACACCTTAACGGACTGAGTCTCGATTATGTAAGTTGAGAATCCAAGGCGTTTGTTGATCTCCTTGTTTGTTTGAAGAACCAATTTCTCCATAGTGTCGTGGTCAACTTTACCCTCAACCTGAGAGTAACCGGAGAGATCTGGTCTGGGGTCGTTAAGCTTGACATAATCAACGGGCTTCTTGTACCCTGAGAATCCAAAGGTCTCTGTGAAATTTTCACGCCTGATCATAGTCAGGACGAGTAACATAAGTAAAACACCGATGACGATCTTGAATGAATCCATCTTTACTATAATGCGTTAATTTTTTTTTACAAAATACCCCATATAGTAGTAGATGTCGCTGTTGATATATAGCCCGAGGTGTAAACACTCTATGGATATCGTCAAGTATATCAATGGTAATCAACAATTGAAACAATTAATACATTACCACAACGTGAACACACAGGGTATACCTCCCAGCTACAAAAACAAGATTAACAGGGTGCCCACGATGTTAACACAGAACGGTAAGATTCT